GTGTATTTGGCTCAGGCGTGAAATTGGTAACTCACGTCGCTGACTAGGCAATAAAAAGTCTTTTGGACTTACCTTATCAGTTAAGCATTACGGCTGGACCGACTCGTTTACCAACGAGGCGATCTAGACAGGTCTTGGCAGCTTTACGTACCCGGAGATTCCGGGGGTCTTGAGTCTCAATCGTAAGAGAGAGACACAGATTACTATACGTAGGCTGATTTATTTCTAAACCAAGCAAACCATCTAGATCAAAAAGTCCTTCACTATAACCGTATGAAGCATCCCACCGCGCAGCGACCCGTAGCTTCGTCGTTAGACTAGGCGAATTACGCGCATTGAAGTTCTTAGCGAACCTCTCTGCGGCATCTTTATCATGAAACTTCTCAACAGCAGCTTTGGCATGGCGAACCATGTCAGGTACTGAAAGAGTTGTAACGCCCTCGCGTAAAGCTAAGGCATATGATAAAAAGTCAAAGCGACGTCTCTCTCTTGGAAAGACGTGCTTCAAGTACGGGAAAACACATAGACCTTGTCTATCCACAATTACTTCGACCAAGGAGTCAAAATAATCATGTAATCTATGATATGGAACTTCAGGCAACATTCTGATGCCTGCGCTGTCCGGGTAATGGCGAGGAACAATAAAAACATTCCCTACCGTTAACCGGTGAAGCTCAAAACAGATACGTCGCACAGATTTAAACTCAAGGATATCATCGAATGGTAGGCCGTATACGTTGTGTATACGATTAACCAAACCATTGAAGATGATATAGAGCCATGCAATTTCTCCATTTGGACCTTCGGGTGGTACCTTTATGTTAAAAGGTCGTACGTCACGGCCGGCAAAGAAATCCGCACCGCAACTCTCTCTGAATGGATAATCGTCGTAGAAAGACTTTGTAACGTTCATCTCGACTCCGCATTGCTGCAGAACTTTGATAACGTCACCGGCCGTCTCGGTCGGAACGATTATATCATCACCAAATACTGATACGTCTAGCACAAGTGCTTTATCAACTAGACAAGTCGGCGAATGTGGGTTTTTAACCACATGCACCGTTGCCAAGGACAATACATAAAAAAACATTGTCTCCAAAGGAAACGTATATGCATTACCCATCGTTGATATCATCGGTAAAAGGTGCTGCTCACCCTTGACCTCCATAAAATCGCAGCGGAACTTTTTCAAGAACCACAACCACTTAATAGAGGCTTCATTAGCAGAAAAAAGAAATTCAACTAATATGAGCAGTATACTATCAGATGCATTTTTGCAATCGAGCGTAGCTCGACTACGGTCCAGAGAGGAGGCGTAAGCCAACTTCTGGTGCACCTCGGGAAGTACAGAGAGATCAAGGCCAAAGAGAGGATGATGTTTTAAACCGTGGACCAGCTGATCCATAATCGCCTGTTGGGCGTTCATGTTACCAGTTGGCTCTTTACCACAGTTTCTATCCTTCTCATTGTCCTTATCTACATTAAAATGCTTCGACCCTGCAACTACACTTAACATCGGATTACGGGTCTCCCCGTTTAAACAACCTAAGGATTCCCTTAGGAGAGGATCCGCGTGAATGTAGTGGCTTAGAATCGGCTCTGCTTGACTTGTAACACTGATGGGGAAAGTCCATTTCGCTCTGGGAGAAGTGTCGGTATATTGTACACCGATACTAGCACCAGGCGAGGAACGGACGCCTTTTATAAAGGACTCCTCATCAAAGTTATTCTGCAAGCAAAAATCGCCGACTAGATGCCTTGCCGTTATTAACACTCTCTCAAAAAAGTCCCCACTAGATGGTCTATGACCATTTTTAGACCCAAGCTTAGCTCGGAGTGAGGAAAGAAGCGGTCCAAGATTACTTGCAACACCATCAAGACGATGGACATTATCAAGAAACATTTGGATGCTTTTTTCGGCACGGATTTCTCGCGTGTCGTCTTCTTTGGTTTTATACTTTTTGAGTAAACCATTGAGAAAAGTGTCAGTAAGGTTAAAGGTGTGGTCCCCGGATACAACAGTGTTTGGGTAACCACCTAGGTCATGCTTAAGATCAGAGTACAGATCCTGAGTGATCTGGTCTGGGTTGAAAGAGCGTAAATCACTATCAATTTTTGGTAATTTCATAAAGATACCTATATGAAAAGTCGTGAAGAAATTAAGCTAATTGAGTATTGTCTTTGATTGCCACACGGATCACTCCGGTGGGCAACGCAAGCTGCTCAATTGCCTCATTAATGTTCGCGTCAAGCTCGGCGTCAGATACTTCGACGTTGCGAGAAACGGAGAACTTAATGTAGGTTTCATCACGGCTACCATCCGCACAGGTGAAAGGGCTAACAAACGTGTATTCGTTAACTGCCTTTGAAAAACCACCTGGACGGCCATTGACGATTTTTGGTGTAACTACACGTGACTTAAACTTTCGTTTAGCCAAGAGAGCGTCACTTGATACCTCAAACTCACGAACGTTGTTCGTTTGGGATTGATAATCAAATGTTACCGATGTACCGCCAGTGGAAGATAGTGTTTGACCTGTTTTAGTAACGAGGGCCATAGGATTTCTCCATAAATGTGAAAAATGAATAATTAAAAGATTAGATGCCGTCAGCAAGACCTGCGAAAAGCAGGGCCGGAGCTTTTAGTTTCCGGGTAAATATGCTGTAAACATCCACCGCCGTCTCCCAATCCTGCTGTAGATTAACTACAGGAAAAGATAAGAGATCGACTATTGGCATAGGTTTGCGTACATTTGAAACGTAACTCTCGCGCTTTCCACCAGAAACTTCGGTGATAAGAAAGCCACTGCCAGGAGTCGCACCGGTTAAAAAATCTTCGGTGTTCATCACGTAAGTGGTTGCGATCCCAGAAGCTAAAACCTTGATCCGAGGATCAAAAGCATTTTGTGCAGCTTTTATCAACTGAGTAATGTCAACGAATCTATCTACAAGAAAGGAATAAGGTACTACAGCCCAACAAGTTGGGATTACGTCTTTAACACTTAAACCGAGTTCTCGAAACTTAGAGTTCTCAATTGAAGATGTGTAAAGCACATACGCCTTTACGCGGTATGTGTGTTCTCGAGTCATTGTGTAATGAAATACATGATATCCAGGCATTGAGTAATTAACGGTTTGGGCCACTCTATCTTCATAGGTAGCGTGCGCCGTCCCTCTAACCTTAGATGCCATGGCATCGAGAGCCCCGTAATATACGGATAACGCGTTGTCTAAAGAAATTGACAGTGGACGATATTCGTAGCGTGCCTTAAGCCAAGCATTTCGAGCACCAGAGTTTCCTTTTACATATGCATCAAACAGTACTTTTGAAGCGGCATGTTTGTCAAGGTGTTTAACCGAGCCAACCATACGCTGCGTCATAGACACTGTTTTTCTTGTTGCATCTGCTAGGGCTTGCTGGCGGAAAATGGTAGCAGTTCTCACGAACCCTTCGCCAATTCCACGAATGCTTTTTAAAGATTTATGAGCTTCTGCAAGATCTTCACCAAAGGCAAAATCAGGAACATCGATTTTTTCTAAGGCTTTGAGGCTTGCTTGCTTTTGAATCTTCTTGTAGTCAAGCAGTATTGGTTCGATGTCTACAGTAGGTGTCTTCCCGGCCCTTGTAAAGGACCAGACTGCACCCTCATTCGAGCTACTCTTGATTGGAGTACCCGTAGTCTGATAGTTGTAAACACCTTGTATTTCTTCGTTATTAACGGTTATGCGGTGGCAAGGGTTATTAAAAATCTCCCCTGCTGCTAACCGTTCCTTGTACTTTTCTACCTTCACATCAGACAGACTGTCATGAACGTTCAAGACATTATAGGGGCCAAATTGTTGTAAGGCCCCAGTCAATGAACGACCACTCATGTAAGCATCTGCTTGGGTATCTTTGAAAAGTCGGTAACGAGAAATATCTGCCATGTTGCACTCCTTAAAGGTTGCCAATAAGTAACCTGGGAGAATGGGATCGGATTGGGACGTGGACACATCATGTGTCCCCCCTTTCGTTGTGCCTATAGGCCCCGATCATCCATCCAAGTACTATAGTACTGGAGAAACCTAGAATCCTAGGGTCCCTTTCGGGGGATCCTAG